ACTGTAAGTATCTTCCTGGCAAGAGAACTGCAAGAATGACTTTGAAAATGAAAAAAGAAATTAATGAAACTATTGATGCGTTTCTTGATGGAGATTATAAGCCCGCAACAAAGGATTATAAAGGAAAAGAAATTCATAGCTGGCCTTATTGGTATAATCTTAAAACAGGAGAAAAATCTAATGAGTGCAAATTTGAAGAATATAGTTATGGTGGTGCATGGGAGCCAGTAACAAAGGCTTGGTATTATGGCTGGGCGAGTGCAGTATCGCTGTCTGTAATGAAAGACGGAGAGCCAGTTCGTATAGGATGGATTAGCGGAATCGCAGATATCTTAAAGAAAGAAATTGTAGAAAATCCAGAAAAATGGAGATACAAAGTTGCGGAATTGACTTGCATGGAAATAGAATATATTTCAAATGAATATTCTTTAAGACATGCAAAAATTGTTCAGTTTAGAGAAGACAAAAAAGCAGAAGATTGTAGCTTTTCTCAGCTTGTTGAAGGAAGTACAATAAAATAATACTTATTATTAGAAGGGTAGTGGGAGTAATTAACCTACAATAGGCGTCCTCATTGCGCCGCCCTTCTAATTTTTATACAATGAGATAATCAAATGAGGTGATTAAATTGAAAAAATATGAAGAATTTTCAAGAGAAGAATTAATAGAAATATTTGAAACTTCTTTCACTTTTAAAGAGGTTTCTGAAAAACTTGGTTATATTAATCGGAGAAATAAAAATATTATTATTGAATGTGCAGAAAAATATCAAATTCCATATGGACATTTAAAAGTAGGTAGAAAAGAAAAATGGCAATATATTCCTAAAGAGAAAATTATTGAGATACTTAACAATTCATCTTCCTATAAGGAGGCATCAAAAGGATTGGGATATACTACAATTGATGGCACTATGAATTATAAAATTGATGAAATTGCTAATTTTTATAAAATTGATTTATCTCATTTCGTAAAAACTGGAGATTTAAGTGGTAAAACTTTTGGTAAATTATTGGTGCTTTCACAAGTTAGTCGAACAGATTCTTCAGGACAAAAATATTATAAATGTCAATGTAAATGTTCAAAAAAGACAATTATTGAAGTGCCAGCAAGTGCCCTAAGAAATGGACACACCAAAAGTTGTGGTTGTTTAAAGTCTTATGGAGAATTTAAAGTAGCAGAATGTTTGACAAAATTAAATTTATCTTATATTAAAGAATATAGTTTTCCAGATTTAAAAAGTGATAAAGAAGTTAAATTAAGATTTGATTTCTTTATTCCTTCTATAAACACACTAATTGAGTGCCAAGGTAAACAGCACTATGAGTATACTGGAGGATTCTTTGATGAAGAAGAATTTAAAAAATTACAAATAAGAGACAAACAAAAAGAAGTATATTGTCAAACAAACAATATACGATTATTAAAAATACCTTATTATGATTATAAAAATATTAATTGTAAATATTTAAATGATTTATTATTTTCTTCTAAGGAAAGTTATTAATTTTTTATAGTTTCATTCATTATTTTTCACTTAATTATTAGAGAATGAGGAGTATTTTTACTCCTCCTTTTTATTATATTAAAAGGGGTGAAATTATGACTGATTATAAAAAAATGCTAACTCCGATTAGCGAGGAAATGCCGCCACCTAGACATACGCAACTTTATCCCCGTTGTTTTACTTGTAGACATTTTCCCGTGTGTGAGATAAAAACTGATTATCTAAAAACATTAACCTTAATTGAAGAAATTCTTGGTTCTCCTTGTGAAAACTATGAATTATGTCCATTACCAGTTCCAGTTCCAGAATTTAAAGGACAAATTATTATAGAACATCAAGGATATTTTCCAGAAAAAGTTGCAAGTATAAATGAAAAAGAAGGAACTTTTTATGCCGCAAAATATACTGATGAGAAAAATATTCAATTTATTTATATTTTTGAAGGATATTATGTTTTATTTGGAGCGGTATTCAATGAAGAGACTCAGGAGTTTGACATCTCAAAAGGAAGAGAAATTTGTTATAATTTAGAGTGTCAACTTTCTGAAACAAGCCTTGGTGATTTATATTTTGGTTTATTGAGTTTTAAAGAAGATCAAGAAGATAAAAAAACTCAAGAGGAAGAAAAAGATATTATTAATACAACTCACTTTTCCGCCGCCTTAGAATGTGATTTTTATGAATGGGAAAAAGGATTAGATTATTATAAAGGAATGAAAAGGATTTTATCTAAATACCCAGATGGAGTACCACTATCCGATGGAACCTATTATCATATAGCAACATTTCATTGCGAAGATGAAAAAGTTCCTTGTTATACGCCGCCAAATTATGGTTATATTGGAATTCCTTACCCTGTTTTTATCCCTCCAAAATGTGAAAAGAAAAGACCTCCTACTCGAGATGAATTAAATGAGTTTTAACTCACCTTCCAAAGGAGAAAAGAAAATAATGGAAATCTTAAAGCAAAATCGGATCTCTTTTCAAAGAGAAGTCAGTTTTAAAGATTTAAACGGCTTAAAAAATGTGCCATTAAGATTCGATTTTGCTATATTTAAAGATGGACATCCAATAAAAAGTTAAATCAAGGAGAAATCAAAATGAATATGAAGCAAATTAATTTAACAAAAGAAGAGGTTTTTGAACTTCTTATAAATAGCAAAACAAAAAAAGAATTTTGTAATGCATTGGGATATAAAGATTATCGCTCTCTACAAAAAATTTGTCAGAGATTTGATTTAGATCCTAATGATTTAGGGAAAATTAGTGGAAAAATAGGTGAACCACCAAAAGAAAGAGATGTTTTTGGACAATTAACAGTTATAGAAGTGAATTGCTCAAAAGATAAAAAAGGAGAAAGATATTCTAAGTGTATATGTTCATGTGGGCAAACAGTAACTGTAAGAAATGATTTTTTAAAAAGAGGACATACGAAAACATGTGGCTGTGGATGCGGACGTGACGAAAGAAATAAAATAAAAGAGGGTATGATTTTTGGACAATTAACAGTTATTAAGGAGCGATATTATATAGACAAAGCACATGGGGACATTTATTCTTTATGTCAATGTGAATGTGGTAATGTTGTAAAAGTAAGGAATAATTGCCTAAGAAGAGGGCAGAGCTCTTGTGGCTGTCTTTTATCAAAAGGAGAAGAATTGATAACCAAAACATTGTCAAAAATGAATATTCCCTTTGAAACACAATATATTTTTCCAGATTTAAAAGGAAAAAGTCACTACCCTTTGAGATTTGATTTTGCTGTTTTCAACAAAGATGGAACCCTTAATTGTTTAATTGAATATCAAGGCTCTCAACACTACGCTCTTTCAAAATCAGGTCGTTATTCTTCTGAAGAAAAACTTAAACTTTTAAAAGAGTATGACACTAAAAAACAAGAATATTGTTCAAAGAAAAATATTTCATTATTTGCAATACCTTATTGGGAATATGAAAAAATTAACGAACAATATCTAAATGAGTTGATCAATAGTGTCAATGTCTAAAGGCGAAAAAAAGATTTCTGAAATTCTAAGGCAAAATAAAATTTCTTTTAAACAAGAATATAGCTTTCCTGATTTGTACGGTTTTAAGAATGCTCCATTGCGTTTTGATTTTGCTATTTTTAAAAATGAAAAATTAATAGGTTTAATAGATTTTGATGGACGTCAACACTACGAGTTCGTCAAACATTTTCATAAGAATATGTTTGGTTTCTATAAATCCTTAGAGTATGATAGACGAAAAAATTCCTATTGTTTAGTGAGAGGAATTCCTTTGATTAGAGTTCCTTATTGGGATTTAGATAAATTAACTTTTAATTCATTATTTTCAAATCCAAATTATCGGGTAAAAGACAAATATCATAATGATTATTTAATAAATGGAGGTGTTAAATAATGGAGTGGGTAGCAATATTAGAGGCTATTAAATTAATTGGTGCGTCATGCGGAGCACTTATTACTATTGTTGGTTTTCTCGGAGTAATTTTAAAAAAACCAAGAAAATGGATTGCAGATATTATAAAAGAAGCTACAAAAGAAGAGTTTGATAAGATTCATACTTTTATTGATAAAACAGAAAAAACAGACTTAACTACTTTAAGACATGAAATTACTCTTATCTATGAAAAGTATAGAGATAAAAAAGAAATCCCTATGAGAATGAGAGAAAATTTATGTTCATTGTATGAGGATTATGTACAACGCGGCGGTAATTCATACGTAAAAACTATTTACGAAGAAATGTTAGATTGGAAGGTTATCTGATGATTCGTCTTGAATGACGGCATTTATTAAAGATTAAGTAATAAAATTTTACTTATTAAGTGGAAGTTAAATCGAAAGACTTGACTTCCGCTTTTATTTTTGGTATAATTTTATTAGAAATAATAGAATTGAGGTGAAAATAAATGGTAATTTTATACACAGTTGATTGTCCAAAATGTTTTGTTTTAGAAAAAAAGCTGAATCAGGCAAGTATTTCTTTTGAAACTTGTAGAGACGAAGATATTATGGGACAAAAAAATATTTCCAGTATTCCAACTCTTGAAGTAGACGGGAAGCTCTATACCTTTAAGGAAGCGGTAGACTGGATTAATGGAGGAAAGTAAATGCAGATTAATGTTAGATTAAACAAAAATTTCACGACTCAATATAATAAGCTGCAGTCTGAATTTGGAACCGATATGGCTCGTCTTAATGGTTTTGATGATAGACAATTGTCTCTGACAGATTTTGTAGATAATTTTATTGATGAACCTGTTGTCGCTGACTCAAGTATTGATGGTAATAGTAATGTTAGAAGAAAAGATATGGTAACACTTTTAACTGAAATGCCTAAGCCACATCGTAAACTTTTGGCGTTTAACAAGATTTATTATGAATATCAGAAAGCTTATGGCTTTAAAGCAGCAAATGATTGGCTTCGCAGAGAATGGATGGGGCAGCTGTATATGCACGATGCAGATACTTCTACATTTAAACATTATTGTTTTGCATATGATTTAAAAGATTTAGCTGAAAAAGGTCTTTATTTCTTGGAAGATACTTTTAACAATAAGCCACCAAAACATTTAACTACTTTTGTAGACTTTGTTAAGGAATTTATTAATTTTGCGAGCAATAGAAGCTCTGGAGCTGTTGGTTTACCTAATCTTATTCCCTATATGTATTATTTCTGGAAGCAAGACTGGAATGCAGCTTATCTCGGTATGACTCAGTTTGAAGACTATGCTAGACAGAATATTCAGCGTTTTATCTATGCCGTTAATCAACCTTGTGTAAGAGATGGACAGCAGTCTGCTTTTACCAATACTTCTGTATTTGATAGAGAGTATTTGGTTGCATTATTTGGTGGTGCAGAATTCCCAAATGGTGAATTTATGATTGACCATATTGAGGGTATTATGGAATTTCAGAAGATGTATATGGAAGTAATGGCAGATATACGCCATGAAAATATGTTTACATTCCCTGTAAGTTCTATTTCTCTTTTAAGAAAAAATAAAGAATTTAAAGATGAAGAATTTGCATGCTGGGCAATCCGCCATAATATGAAATGGGCAGATAGTAACCTATTTATTGATGACAATGTATCAAGTCTTTCTAACTGCTGCCGCCTTAAGAGTGATATTCGTGACCTCGGCTACTTTAACTCTGTTGGTGGAACTGCATTAAAAGTTGGTTCAGTTAAGGTTTCTACTATTAACCTTGCTCGTCTTGCGCTTGATACAAATACAGAAGAAGAATATTTTGAGGAGTTAAGAGAAAGAACTCTCTCTAATGTTCGTGCACTTCATGTTGTTCGTCATATTATTCGCCGCGATGTAGAAAAAGGCTTGGTACCTACGTTTACTTATGGCCTTGTTGATTTTGAACATCTTTATAATACAATTGGTTTTATTGGAATTTATGAAACAATGAAAAAATTTGATTGTATTACCACTGACGAGCTTGGTAATGTTTATTATACTGATAAGGCCGCAGAATTTGGTAAAAAAATTTTTGATACAATGAAAGAAGTTGCAGATAATTTCATTAAAGAAAATGACTGTGACTATATGATTAATACAGAACAGATTCCTAAACATCACTGGGAATGCGTGGCATAACGTCAAATAAACCACGAAAAATAAAAAGTTCCACTAATTGACTTGGAGTTCTTTATAAGTTAGCGTTTCTTATAAAGATAACAGGGCGCAAGCGTAATGGTAGCGTGAACGACTAAATGTGGAACCTCCAAATTGACTGAAAATATTGGAGATGCGATAGTCTGAACTCACTTATATATTGAAGAGTGAGAGAAATGGTCAAGAGTAAAGACTCTTTAAAGAAGAACCATTTCCGCCAAATATTTAAGGGAGTTGATATGAAATGGATATATTAAATAGTTCAGGGCAAAAATTAGGAGAAGCAAGAATAGAAAATAATATTATCATTATAGATAATAATAATAAACCACTTTTAATTATTGAAGATGAAACAGAACTAATTCAACAGATAAATGCTAAAGATGAAAGTGGTTTCAAAAAATTATTTGAAGAATATTATCTTCTTATTGGAGAAATTGCAGCTCTTTATAATATGACCTATTCAACAACAAGAAAACACTTAATAAAACAAGGTATAGATACAAAATCTAAGGCTGGGCGCAGAAATTCTTCTTATGGGAAAACTTTCTCAGAAGAACGAAGAGCAAATATCGGCGCCGCATCAAGAGGAAGAAAAATAGTTCCATATGAAAGAACTCCAGAAATTAAAAGTAAGATTTCTGAAAGTTTAAAACAATATTATGCAGAACATGAAGTTTCTGAAGAGACAAGATTAAAACTGTCTCAAGCTTGGAAGAGTGGGAAATATGAAAATGCAAATATGGGACGAGGATATAATGGTTTCTTTTATTCTATTAAGAATAATAGAAAATTCTTCTTTAGAAGTTTATTAGAATTGTTTTATCTAATAAAAATAGAAAATGATGAAAATATTAAGTTTTATTGCGTTGAACCATTTCAAATTCAATTACCCGATAACCATCATTATACTCCAGATATATTTTTAAATGGAGAAATTTTAGTTGAACTAAAACCTAAGAAACATCTTCTTTATGAAAACGAGGACAGGTGGAATTTAGAGATTTCTTCGGCAAAAGAATATTGTAATAATCATAATTTAATTTTTAAAGTTATTTATGACGAAGATTTAGATTTTAGGACAGATAAGTTTAAAAGATGGTTATTAAACAATAAAGAGAAAGTTGAAAAATATCAAATAACTTTCTCTTCAAAAAATGTTTGGTCACAAAAGTAACAGATTGGGTGAAAACGCGGCGGCGAAACTTATGCAGAAAGATAAGTTCTTCTATCCAGACTCTAATTTGTATGACCTTCCTCTTTATGGAAATCAGTTTATTCCTCTTGGAATTAAGACTAATCTTAATGAGAGAATTCGTATTCAGGCTATGTTTGATGGATTCTGTAATGGTGGTTCTATTCTTCATGTTAATATCGATGCACCATTCAATAACTTTGAAACGGCATATAAGATGACTTGTTACATTGCTGACCAAGGGGTTACTTATTTTGCTTTCAATACTAAAATTCAAGCTTGTGAAGAGAATCATGCTTTCTATGGTACAACCTGTCCAATCTGCGGAAAACCGATTGCTACTGAATATACTAGAGTTGTAGGTTTTTATACTCCAGTTAAATCGTGGGGTTTAGAACGAAAAGCGGAATATCCAAGAAGAAGATTTAATAATATAAAGAATATAAACAATATAATTGAATAAGAATATAGGGAAGTATTTGACTTCCCTTCTTTTTTATGATATAATAAAAGAAAAAGGAGTGGTTATCATGCGTATTACTGGAATTATAGAGGAGGACTTCTGCAATTTTCATCTTCCTTCTATGTTCATTTCAACAAGTAAATGTGATTTTAAATGTGATAGAGAATGTGGTGGAAAAGTGTGTCAGAATTCGTCTCTCGCTGCCGCACCAATATTTGAAATTGATGATGCTAAACTTATAAAGAAATATTTATCTAACGATATTACGGAAGCGATAGTGATAGGCGGACTTGAAGGATTTGATACTTTTGATGAAATGTATTCTTTTATTTGGCGTTTCCGTCAAATGAGTTTTGACACTATTGTAATTTATACAGGATATTATCCAAGTGAAATTGAAGATAAATTAAAAAAATTATTTAAATTTAACAATATTATTGTAAAGTTTGGTAGATTTATTCCCAATGATGTTCCCAGATATGATAAAACTCTTGGAATTACACTGGCAAGCTCAAATCAATTTGCTCTAACTATACAAGAAATCAGGAGGTTATTTGATGAATAGTATTTTAATTGATGAAAATAATTTGCCAGAACCAAATAATTGTAAAAAAGGTGGTAGATTTAAAAATTTAACTGACCAAAAATTTGGACGATTAATCGCTTTATATCCTGTTGATAAAACAGATAATAAATGGCGATGGTTGTGTCGATGCGATTGTGGAAAATATGTCTTGGTCAGAAGCACTTATTTAATAAGTTTGCACACTCAAAGTTGTGGATGTTATAAAAGAGAAAGAATGATTTTTGGAAATTTAAATAATTTAAGTGGACAAACCTTTAATAATATTTATGTTATTGAATATTATGATTCAAAGAAAGAACATCCTCGTTATAAGGCAAAGTGTTTGCTTTGTAATAAAGAATTTATTGTACACGCAGATGCACTAAGAAATGGACAGAAATCTTGTGGATGTTTACGTTCTTCACAAGAAGAAATGGTTGATAAAATTTTGCGAGAAAATCAAATTAATTTTAAAAGAGAATATACTTTTTCAGATTTAACAGGTAGGAATAATAATAAATTAAGATTTGATTTTGCAATTTTTGATTCAAATGGAGATATTTATAGTTTAGTAGAAATTCAAGGACCTCAACATTACAAAAATATCTATAATCTTTCAGAAGAAGATTTTAAAGAAAGTCTTGAAAGAGATAAAAAGAAAAAAGATTATTGTCTTAAAAATAAATACTATTTAAATTGTATTGATTGGGATGAAAATTTTACGTTAGAAAGAATCATGCGTAAACAATTGGAGGAATAATTATGTACGATACTATAATTGTTGGCAACGGAATTGCAGGTATGACTGCCGCGATATACGCAAAAAGAGCAAACCTTAATTTTAAAATTATTGGTGAAGATGAATTTTCTGTTGGACAAATTGAAAATGCTATTTTAGTAGAAAACTATCCCGGCATTAACGCCATCAGTGGTTATGACTTAGGAAATTCTATTAAAGAGCAAATGGAAGAAATGGGCATTACTGTAGAAGAAAAAAAAGTTGTATCTATCGAAAAAATTGAAAGTACTATAGAGCAACTCTCTGATTTTTTCACTGTTAAATATAGTGATGGTACAGAAAACCATGCAGAAACCATAATTTATGCTTTGGGTTCAAAACACAGAGAACTTTCTGAAATTTGCAATATAAAAGATAATGTAACTTATCATCACTGTGCAATTTGTGATGGTGCACTATATAAAGGGAAAAATGTTGCTATTATTGGTGGAGGAAATACTGCTTTTACCGAAGCATTATATCTTTCTAAGATAGCTTCAACAGTACGTATTATTACAGACAAAATTATTGCTGACTCTACGCTTATTAATAAAGTTTGTGATACTAAAAATATTTCTGTTATTGATAATGCAAAAATTACTTTCCTTTATAAAGAAAATGGTTCTATATGTATTGATTATAAATATAAAGATGCAATGTGCAAAAATACTGTTGATGGACTCTTCGCCGCAATAGGTAGTAAGCCTCAATCTCAATATTGTCCAGATGGAGTGCAGAAATCTTATTCAGGTTATGTAATTGCTAATGAATGCGGAGAGACAGATATTGAAGGCTTCTATGTAGCTGGTGATATTAGGAGAAAAACACTTCGTCAAGCAATTACTGCCGCCGCAGACGGTGCGAATTGTGCTGATTCTGTAAATTTCTACTTACAAAATAATAAAAATAAGAGTCAAGACTAATTGTCTTGACTTTTTTCATTATTTATGATATAATATACTTGTATAAAAATGAAAAGGAGGAATTTTAGTGTCAAATAGTAATTATGGTATTGAAAATATTAAACACTTAGATACAAGAACTGCATTTAGAACTAGAATCCAAGTGCATCTTGGTTCAGATGATACTAATGGTATGTATCAAGCCGTAAAAGAAATTGTTAATAATGCAACAGATGAATTTTGGGCTGGATATGGCGATAAGGTTATTATAACGATTAATGAAGAAAAAAATAGTATTAATGTCCAAGATTTTGGACGTGGAGTACCTTTTGGAGAAAAAGATGGACAGAATGTTCTTGTAGCAATTTACACTCAAGAATACACGGGTGGTAAATATGATAAGAATGCTTATAAGAATTCATCTGGATTAAATGGACTTGGCGGAAAAGCAGTTTGCTTATCTTCTGAATATTTTACGGTAACAAGTACAAGAGATGGTAAACAAGCTATAGCCGATTTTTATCAAGGTGAATTAAAAAGCTATGAGGAGCATAATGTTTCTAATTTACCGAGTGGAACGAGCGTATATTTTATTCCAGATAAAGAAGTGTTCTTGAACGCAGAAAAGAATATCTCTTATGAAGAAGTTTGTATTCAAATTAAAAGACTTTCTTATCAAAATAAAGGACTTCTTTTTATCGTAAGAAATGAAACAACAGGCGAGGAACAAAAATATCAAGCAAATAATGGAATTGCAGATTTTATTATGGATAATATTGATAAGCCTCTGATGAAAGCACCTATTATTGCTACTGCCACCGATGGAACAGATGAAATTGAAATTGCTTTTATTTATACTGGTGGAACTGGAGCATCCTATGTTTTTGTAAATGGATTGTATTGCCCAGAAGGTGGCGCACCAGTAACAGGTGCAAAAAGAACCGTAACGACTGCAATGAAAAGATTGAGCGGAAAAGATTTTGACCCAGAATTAATCAGAAAAGGTCTAGTATATGCTATTAATTGCAAAGTTATGAATCCATCTTTCGAAGGACAGACAAAATCTAAAATCAATAACAGTAATTTAAGTACGCTTGCCTCTCAAGCATTTAAACAGGCTTTAGAAGAATTTTCGAATGGTCCCGATTTTGCTCCTATTGTTGGAATGATGGAAAAATATCAAAAAGCGGAAAAAGCAGCAGATAAAGTTAGAGAAGCAATTTTAAACTCAGAAAAAGAAAAGAACGAAATAAGAAATAAAAAAGGAATGATTCTTGATAAAGTAAGTGATGCAAAAATCCTTGGAGAAAACTCACGACTTCTTATATGTGAGGGTAAATCTGCAAGTGGTTCTGCTAAAAAAGGTAGAGATAAAGATTACCATGGAATATTTGAGGCAAGAGGAAAAATGATTAATGTTCTTAATAGCACAGAAGAAAAATTCCTTAACAATGAAGAAATTAAGCAATTACAAATTGCAGTGGGTTTTGACTATGGAAAAACTCTTAATCCTAAAAAATTAAGATATGGTTATATTGATTTCTTTGTTGATCCTGACGTAGATGGGGCACATATCTTCCTATTAGGTCTTATTGATATTTGGAAAATTTGTCCAGAGTTTGTAAAACAAGGAAGGGTTGGCTGGTATCATGCTCCACTTTTTATTGTTGAAAATAAAGGAAAACAAACTTATTTTTATACCGATGAAGACTACAACGAAAGAGGAAGAAAACTTCCTGGTAACGTAAGGCGTGTAAAGGGACTTGGTTTGCTTGAGAAAAAAGAACTTCAAGAAGCTATTTTTAATTGTCCTGAAGCACATGAAATTTTTGAGTACACACCAGAAGCAATGGAGGCCCTTGAGGCGCTTATGGGAGCAGACGTTAAACCTAAAAAAGATTTTATCTTTGAGAATATTGATTTTAGTAAATATGGAGAAATGTAAGTACTTGACTCCAATTGAAAAATGTGTTATAATTATAAAAAGGAGTGAGGAAAATGAATTTAAAAGAAAGAATTGAGTCAAGTTTTTCTACATATGCTGCAATGACAATACAGCATCGAGCAATTTTTGACGTAAGAGATTGTTTAAAACCTTCTCAAAGAATGGCTATGTATTCACAAGTACTTGATAAAATTACCTACAAGCATGCTCATAAGAAAACTCATCTTAGTGTTGTTGCTGCAATGAAACATTTTTATGTTCATGGAGATGCACCAATGGCAGGAGTATTGTGCCGCATGGGTAGCTCTATAAGTATGAGATATCCAATTGAAGACACTATTGGTAATATGGGTACTTATGCTCTATTGGACGACTTCGCCGCACCAAGATATACTGAAATGAGATTGAGTGAAATGGGAACTAAGATGGTTTCTGGTATTGAAAAAGATAGTATTGAAGTATGGTTTGATAATTTTGATAATACCGAACAGTTTCCAGCCGTTCTGCCATCTTTAGGTTATTATAATATCGTAAATGGTACAACTGGTATTGCGGTCGGTATGGCAAGTAGTATTCCTCAGTTTAATATTCGTGAGGTTAACGAAGCACTTATTAAGTTACTCTGGAATCCCAATATTGATTTTGATGAAATTTATTGTGCACCCGACTTCGCAACTGGCGGTACTATTCTTAATGCAGATGAGGTAAAGGAATCATTAAGAATTGGTAGGGGAAAATCTGCAATCATCCGAGGTACTGTTGAATACGATGGGGATAAGAATTTATTACAAGTAAAAGAAGTTCCCTATGGCGTTGCGACAAATCGTATCTTTAATGAATTAGGAAAAATGTTTAATCCTAATCCAGAAGATAAAAAACCTATCCCAGTAATAGCTAGTGCGGGGATTGAAAGATTTACTGATTCTTCCGAAGAAATTGTTGATATTACAATTTGGCTTTCAAAAAATGCTGTACCAAGTAACGTAGTGCGAAATTTATATAAATATACTTCTATTCAAAGCTATTTTCCCATAAATATGACTATGCTTGACAATGGTACTCATCCAAGAGTATTTGGTTGGCGAGAAGCTCTTCAGGCACATCTTGATCATGAAATAGTCGTAAGAAAAAAAATGCATGAATTTGATATAAAAAAAATTGACGAAAGATTACCTATTGTTGATGCTATTGTTCTTGCGCTCGCAAACGTCGATGAGGTAGTTTCAATTATTCGCAATTCAAATAATACCACAAATGCAAAAACAAAGCTAATGGAGCGTTTTGGCTACAATGAGGCACAAGCAAAAGCCGTAGTTGATATTAAGCTCGGTCGTTTAGCAAATTTAGAAGTTCAGTCATTTAAAGATGAAAAAGAACAGCTTACAAAAGACAGAGATTATCATGTACTTGCACTTAATGATAAAGACACCCTCTATAAAGAGATTGAAAAAGATTTAAGGGAAGTTGCGAATAAATTTGGTGATGAAAGAAGAACTCGTCTGATGAATCTTAATTATAAGAACGATGAGGAAGATGCTGAACCGATTGAAAAGAAGGAACTTCTTATTCATTTCACAAATCTTGGCAATATCTATACCCAAGAATCAACAACTCTTATGACTTCTCGCCGCGGCGGTAAGGGTACAAAAATCAAGTTAGCAAACAATGAAGCAATTGTTCAGACACTTAATGACACTAATTTCAGTTCTCTGCTTGTATTTTCAAACAAGGGAAAGATGTATTCTCTTAGTATTGATGATCTTCCTGTAAATTCCAAGGTAAATGTAGCTCAGTTCTTTGAGTTTGAAATAGGTGAACATATTACAACTGCAACCTCAATTGCACGAAAGAGTGAAGTTAAATATTTTACTTTTGTTACGAAAAATGGTATGATAAAGAAAACGAAAGCCACAGAATATGAGCATCGTCGTGGAAAGTCTTTGAAAGCAATTAATCTTAAAGATGACGACGAAGTAGTAAGTGTTCATTTTGTAAATGATGAAAAAGTCGGAATTTTGACTTCTGAAGGAAATTTTGTTATAATTGAAACAGAAGAAATTAATCCGATTGGTAGAGCTACAGCAGGAGTTAAAGCAATTAAACTCAATACTAATGATAAAGTAATTAGTTCTCATACCATTTCTAATAAAGATAATATGCTTATAACCATTTCTCGTGGCGGCCTCACTAAGAAAACTTCTCTTGAAGAGTTTCCCATATGTAATAGAGGAATTAAGGGCAGAAAGATTTCTGGCACTCGAGATAACGACTTTATTGTTGATTTCTTGACTTTATCAGAAGACTGTGATATAATAAGTATACAAAATAAAGGAACAATCAAATTTAATACTTCTGAATTAAGAAATCTTTCTCGAGATGCGACAGGCGTTAAGGCAATAACTCTTAAGGATGGGGATTATGTTGTTGATTTAATTCGAAGTTAAAAATTTGACTTTTATCCTAAAATACGCTATAATAGAGGTATAGAAAAAATGATAGAGAAAATAAATTTAATTAGAGATAATCGAGATGCAGCTATTGCTGCTCTCAACACTTATCTTGATAGAATTTATCAATTAACTGATGATTATTTTGAAAATGGAAAATTAAAAGAAAATCTTATTTCAAATGAAAAATTGGAAAAATTTCTTCTTGAATTAAGAGATGATGCAGTAAAGTTTGAATCTGTTAGAAGAAAACTTATTGATAATGACTTTAATTTATCATTAACAGAGATTAATCATATAGCTTTAGGTTTTGTTTATATTGCAGAAAGTTGGGGTAGTCAAATTAAAAATTTAACTACCGCAAAAGAGCAAGCACAAAATATAATAACTATTCTTATGGAAAAATCAAGTTAATAAATTGAAAAATAAAAAATTTGACTTTTAACAAAGATTATGGTATAATAAATACATAAAGTTAATAAATAGCAGACCTGCTATTTAAATATAAATATTTTTTAAAATTTTAAAGGAGTGATTTTATTATGGCAACAAAGATGACAGAAAATTCAAGAAAGGTATTCGAGTATCTCAAGGCAGCAGGTGCTGGAGTTAAGTTTACTACAAAGCAGGTACAGGAAGCTCTTGGTTTTGAGAAGGCAGGCTCAGTAACAGGTTCAGTAACTGGTCTTGTTAAGAAGGGCTATGCAGAGCGTTTTAAGGAAACTGTAGAGGTTGAAGGCGGTAAGACAAAGGAAGTTAGTTACTTCTGCCTTACAGAGGCTGGTATGGCATTTGATCCAGATGCTACAACAGAGGAATAATTAAAAATTCCCTAATAAGTGGAGAGAGTTTAACTCTCCCCACTATTTTCTTAATTTATTGTTTATATTTTATTATTTTAGTTTTATTTTTGGAGGATTTTATATGTTAAATATTGCAAATACACAGTCAACTAATAATGTTATAATTGTAGGTACACTTAATGAACTTAATATTGAGGAAAAAGTATCTGGTGAGGGCAAGGAATACATTAGTGGAGTTGCCTCAATCAGAGTCGACCAAGAGGTTGGTGGAAAAAAGGTAGAAAATGTTATTCCAGTAAGAATGTTTTCTATGAAGTATAAAAAGGACGGTTCTTCTAATGCTATATATGAAAGCATTAGTAAAATGAAAGATAATTTTATTTCGCTTTCTGCAGCAGAGACACCAGCACAGGCTTCTAAGGTTTTGATTAGCGGCGGACAGTTACAGGAGAATATGTGGCTTGATAAGTCCACAAACCAGCCAAAAACTTCATTTCAGTTTTCCACTAATTTTATGAAAGCGGCCAAGTCAGAGGACGAAGAAAGAGCAACATTCGAGCTTTCTGGTGTTATTGGCGACATTAAAGATGAAATGAAAAATGACGAAGAAACTGGTAGATTACTCATTAAATTTATTGTAGTAGGCTATCAGGGTAAGGTAGATGTTATTCAGCTTATCGCTGAAAATCCCACAGCAGTAAATCACATTCGTAATAATTGGGAGAAGGGAGATACCGTAACTCTTACTGGTGTTATCAATATGACCTATACTGTTAAGACATGGACTGAGGAACAGGGATTTGGTGAGCCTATCAAGCGTCAGCGTACAGAATCTAGACGTGAACTTATTATTACAGGTGGTAGCCCCTCTGGATTAGACGAAGAGTACTCTTATGATATGGACGCAATTAAGATCGCACTCGATGATAGACAGGGACGAATTAATAAACTTTCAGAAAAGAAGCCAGCTACTCCAGCTAATAAGACCATCAATCTTGGGTTTTAATTAAATCCAAGATAAATCTTAATAGCAAAGGAGGAGAAAAGTATGGCAATTGATTTATTGAAACTTAAGCCACAACAGATTAGTAGAGATTTAAAGGGTAAGTTCACTTTGCTTTATGGCGAACCTAAGTCTGGAAAAACAACTCTTGCATCAGAGATAGAAAACGTAATTATAGCCTCATTCGAGATGGGTAGTAATGCACTACATAATGTACTGGTTGCGCCGATGCAGAAATGGAAAGACTGGAAAGATACTGTTCGTCAGCTCATAAGAGATAAAGATAAAGAAGTAGAAGGTTCCGATGGAAAAACTTTACAAGAAACAATGTCGACGGTTGCAATTGATACTGTTGATGAAGCATATAAGCTCTGCGAAAAATGGGTATGCCAGCAGGAAGGAGTAGATAATATTAAAGATATTCCTTGGGGTGGTGGCTATAAAATGGTTGACGAAGAGTTTATGTCTGGTTTTAGAGAGTTAGCATACAATGGATACGGACTATTCTTCATCTCTCACTCTACTGAAAAGACCATGAAAGATGATACTGGCAAGGAATATAATAAGATTGTACCAGCATTGCCCAGCCGCCCATATAATCTTATTAATAAAATGGTGGATACAATTGTTTACTTAAGACAAATTCCAGTCCAAATTGGAGACACTATTGAACAAAGAAGATATCTTTTCTTCCGCGGTGATGATAGATTTCTTGCAGGTTCAAGATTTCACTATATAGTTCCCAAAGTCGAGCTTTCATATCAAAATCTTTTAAAAGCTATTTGCGATGCAGTAGATGCTGAAGTTGAGCATAAGGGTGGCGCAGTATCTAACGAGGTAAATCCTTATATACAAAAGGATTTCGATGGTATGATGGATGAAGCAAAACAAATTTGGGGTAAGGTGGTTCAAGCGGAAAAAACAGAACTAGCTCTTACAATTCTTAATGAAGAGTTTGGTAAGCCAACGAAATTTTCTGAAATTCTTCCTGACCAGATTGACCAATTTGATCGTGCATTAACAAGAATTAAAGAATTGGTTTAATATAAAGGGAGAGGAGGAAACTTCTCTCCCATTTGCTTTTAAGGAGGCGCTATGATATTTATAATTGACTCAAATGTACTACTTGATTATCCTCAAGTGGTTGAAGATAAAAATAATCAGCTAATTATTGCAACAAGCGTGCTTAAAGAACTTGACGGCCTAAAGAAGCACATTAATAACGACATTGCTTTTAATGCTCGTCGCGCCGCTGTATATATCTCTCGAAATTTAGAGAAGATTAATTTTACAGCAGACTGTGAGAAGTGGGGTATTCCCGTAGATGACCAACTTCTTAGAATTGCCAAGGAAAGCGGAGGCATCCTTGTAACAAATGACGTTTATCTCAAAGTTCGTGCAACTATTGAGGGAATTGAAACTAAAGGATATAGTAATAAAGATGATTATACTGGAGTAGAATATTGGTATATTAAGACAGATGAAAATCTTTATAATGAAGACTTGGAAAAAGTATTCACAACAGGAGAGATTCCAGAAGGCTTAGAGCTATGTGAAAATCAATATTTAATTGTTAAGGATCTTAATAATCCATATGTTGATAAACATGGAGAAGAAGATTATACAGTTATGGGCGAATTTATTTGTAAGAATAATAAGCTTACTCCAGTAAAGGAAAAAAAGATCTGTAATCAATGGATTAATTGTATCGTTCCAAGAAATACAGAGCAAACTTGCTTGTTTGATGCCCTTGCTAATAAAGAAAATACGATTATCTATGCTGGTGGAGGTTTTGGACGAGGTAAATCTTTTATTCTTAACAATTACGCAATTCAAGAGTTGGAAAAAGGAAATATTAAGAAAATTGTTTATGTTCCAAATAACGCTTTTACAGAAAACACTATGGATTTAGGTGCATTGCCAGGAGAACTTTTAGCAAAGATTGAGGGACAAATTGGTCCTCTTATTGATTTAGTTGGTATCGATCATGTTCAAAATATGCTAGCAACAGATCAGCTCGAAATTGTTCCTATGGGCTTTATTAGAGGTAGAAGTTTTACCGATTCCATCGTAATTGTTAACGAAAGTCAAAATTTAACAGAAGATCATATTAAACTACTTATTGCTCGCTGTGGAGATGGCACAAGGATTTTCTTTGACGGAGATATTAAGCAATCCGATAGTCAGCTCTTCAGAAACAAAAACGGACTTAAACTATTACTTAATCTTCGTAAATCTCCAATCTATTCAAAGATGTTCGCTACTGTTAAATTAGCAAAAACTGAAAGAAGCAAAACAGCACAGGCAGCACAATTTCTCGATAATATTGTTTCAGGCATATAAATTATAGCTCTATCAAAAATCTAATTTGGTAGAGCTTTTTTATTGACTTTTTTAATTATTTATGTTATAATATTTATAGAAATAAAAAAGAAAGGTGAATAAATATGGGCAAAAAGTTATCACAAGAAGTAATTTCACAAATACCTATTTTATACGATAAATATAAAAACAAGAGTAGAGTAGCGAAAGAGTTGGGAATAACAACCAATAGTGTAACTAAATATCTTACAATAAGTGCCGCCGCTCCATTGGAAGAAAAGAAAAAAACAAGAACAAAAGTTACTCCAGAACTAATTGAAAAGATAAATAAAGAATACGCCAACTATAAAAATATGTCAAAAGTCGCACAAATACTTGGTATATCTCCAGGCACAGTAAAAAATTATTTATCAGAAGAAAATATTAAGCTAAGCAAACAAATGAATGATGATAGAGACGCATTGTGGTTTTATATTTATCGTCTATTTGGACAGGCGGCAGAAGATAAGCCAGTAAGTGATTGGAATATCACTCAAATGATGAAATTTAAAAATCAAGGGATGCCATATAGAGGACAGCTTTTAGCACTTAAATATTTCTATGAAGTAAAGAAAAATTCTATTGAGAAGTCTAATGGAAGTATTGGAATAATTCCTTGGATCTGGGAGGAATCTCGTACATATTACTCTAAAATAGAACAAAAGCAAAAAGAAATTGGAGAAGCAATTCAGCAACAACTTGAAAGAGATAGGTTGGAAATAAAATATAATCCCTCTGATTATATTGGAAAAAAGAAAAAGAAAAAAGAAATTAATTTAGATACAATCTAAGGGGTGAGTTACTATAATTCAAGTAGATAGACACACTATTATTCAAGTTTTGGGCGGACTAATGAATAAGCCTGAATTATTAAGTGAAACAGATAAATATTTTCTTGAACCAAGTGATTTCACTCAACAACTTGATAAATTTATTTTTTCTGCAATTTATAATTTATATGTAAATGGTGCAGAAAAGATTCATACAGTAGATGTTGATAATTATCTTCAACAAAACAGCTTGGCAAAACAGTTAATGGAGAAAGAAAATGGATTGAGTTTACTCCAAGATTGTGAAATTGAAAGTGAAGTTAGTAATTTTAATTACTATTATAATAAATTAAAGAAAATTAATTTAGTTAGAGAACTTCAGCTTTCAAAAGACGAGATTGATGAAATTTATTGCGAAGATATTTTAAATGAAAGATACTCTGAAATAAATGATAGATTTGAAAGAATGCGTGTCGTTGATGTTGTTAATGTGTTAAAATCAAAAATAGCGAACATAGAAAACAGATATGTTCTTAACAATATAGCAGAAGAAAGTCGTCCCTCAGATTCTATCAGACAAAGAGTTAAAGAATGGAAGGAAAAACCAGAAATTGGTTGCATGCTTCAAGGAGAAATTTTCAATACAATTACTCGTGGCGGCAGAAAGGGTAAGCTTTATATTCGTTCAGCGGGTAGTGGTGTAGGTAAGACTCGTTCAATGGTGGGAGATGCCTGCCATATTGCCTATCCAATTAGATTTGATCCAAGAGTAGGAAAATGGGTATCAACTGGAAGTTGCGAAAAAGTTTTATATGTTATGACAGAGCAAGACACAGAAGAAATTGATACAATGATTATGGCTTATCTTACAGGTTATAATGAAGATACTTTTACTTATGGGACTTTTGACGAAAACGATCCTCGTATTCAAACTGCAATGGATATTATGGAAAGATATGCAGATAATATGAATTATGCAAAAGTATCAGATCCTTGTTCTTCAGTTATTAAAAATCTTTTCAGAAGAAGAAATCTTCAAGACGGAATTGAAAATTTCTTTTATGATTATATCTTCTCTTCTCCTGCAATGCTTGATGAATATAGAGATTTGAAGATTCGTGAGGATGTTGCATTAAGAATGTTTACAACAACACTGAAAAATCTTGCGGTTGAATTAAACGCTTTTATTCTAACATCAACTCAGTTAAGTAATGATGATGATCCAAAAGGTGGCTTCAAAGATTTTAGAAATGTACAGGGTTCAAAAGCTATTGTTAATCTGGCAGACTTTGCTTGTATTATGTCAAGACCATCAATTGAAGAAATTAATCAAGTTGCAGAGTTCAAAAAATCTTTTGGTTTTACTCCAAATTTAGTTACAGATGTATACAAGAACAGAAGAGGGCGCTGGAATATGGTGCGCATCTGGTCTGTTCATGATTTAGGCACTTGTAGAAAGCATGATTTATTTATCACAACAGCAAATATGAAATCTGTAGATAATTTTATAATAGTAGATTTTACAGCATATGAAGATGAAACATTGAAGGAATTAGAAAAGTTATATAATACAGGAGAGGTGACAGGCTCTTTATTAGATGAGGTTGAAGCCTATATTGAACCAAATGCAGAGAATGTTTTGGGTAGTTTGATAAATGCTTTTGGGGACGATGGAGATAGATTAGAAAGATTAAAAGAAAGGAGCATTAGTGACTTATTATGAGTGAATTAACTTTAAAGGAGTTAATAAATAATTTAACTACAGAAAGAATTATTGAATTGGTCACTGAATTAGGTAGTGATGAATATATTGATAGAGGAAGTTATATTATTTTTAAAACCATTTGTCATAATGTTGATCCCGCT